CGAGTAGAACTTTGAACGGGCCTGCATGGAGCGACCGGTGGCTTTCTATCCGGCTGGTTGGGGGTTCAAATCCCCCAAGGTCCACTCAAATCATTCCTTGCAAGTCCAAACCGAGCGAGGTTGCGAGTGCGAGGGCAATGATTTTGACAATTTTCGCCATGCCGGCGATTTCTTGGACCGCTTGTTCAACCTTGAGAATGCGAGACTCAAGAGCGTTGAGCCTATCATTTTGAACATCATCCTGTGACATCAGAACATCAACACGTTTCCATTATCGGCATGCTTTGTTGGAGGCCATTGGTCACGGACAGGACCGGATACAATGCCTTCCATGAGATTCATGCGACACCAATCGGGAATATCGAATGTGGTCTCGCCACCGAATGCTTCATCGAATGCGGACATCGAACGAGCCTGTGCAACAACGGCACGGATTTCTGAGGGCGACGACATGAATTCTCCATCAGTATTGAGGGTTGGAAGGAAGAAACCGCCTTGAAAATCGGGGGTTAACATGCGTTCAGGACGAATGCCACCAAAACGCCACATGGGAAACACGTTGCCCTTCAACGTGGCTTGTGAAATCAGAGTGCCATTTGAGGTCAACTCCATGCAATGAGCCTCATGTTGCTCTCGCAATATGCCGATTCCGGCTTCAACCGCATCGACTTTTTTGTTGTCAAGCATCAAGTAAAACGATAGACTGAGGCCCAACACTTTTTCATCAGCCTCGCCGTGACAGAAGAGCGTGATGTAGAGTTCGTTAGAGTAGAATGCATAATCCGGATTGGTTGCTAACTGAGGGCTAGGAAATTGGTTGAGAAGAGAGATTTCTGTGTCACGAATCGCCGATGAAGCCTTGAAGAGAATCGTGTCATTGCTAGCCGATGGCATCCGGTTTCCTAGGGCCGGCGATGGCGTTTTGAAATTCATCTCAGTTGGAAGTATAGGATAGGGGGATACCGCCAATTCGACATACAAACCCGTCGACGTAGACCCTGTGTGGAGGGGGATGGAGTCTTGGAAGAGGTCGACTTGAGCGACACGATGGCGGTATCCACCCTTGAGATTGATGCGCTTAACGACTGAGGCAAAGCCTGTGTCGTCTAGTTGGATTCGTCCGAGTTCGATTGATTCACGTATGAATGACTTTGGCATGTTCTATCCCTCTACAATATAATTAATAATTTAATAATTTTATTTCTTACTCATAGCGTGAGCACGCTTAACGGCATTCTTGAACCCGTTTTTTCGCCAGGTTCCGTCCGCCTTTTTGTAGTCCTTTGCGATTTTGTTGAAATTGGCTTTGTATCGCTTTTGATAGGCCGTAGGTTCTCGCTTTCCAATCTGACCGGCCAAATCTGAAACAGACTCTACATGGCCCGCCGTCATAGCGAGTTCGCCTTCTAGGGCCTGTTGAACGTCCTCAACGTTGCCACCCGTAGGAATGATGGTTTCACCGGCACGGACGTAAATTTGCATACTAGGAGTGCCTTCTATCATGTAGGCTTGGTATGCAGGGATACACACCATGTCTAGGGGCAATACAATGCGTTGGTCCGCTAGGCGGTTCAATGGGTCTAGCATGATGAGACCCATAGCACCGGCATACGCTAAGTCGTGGACGGCCTTTGCTCGGCGGTTTTTGATAGGAACACGACCGGTCTTTGAGCGAGCCTCAGCGAGGCGCTCTAGGGCTTCTTGCTTTGTCCTTTTTCGTTCACCCATGGTTCAAGCCCCCTTAGAGGTCTTGAGCCTGTGTAAGCATCTGTGTGAGGTCCTTCTGAGTAATGTTCTTTGGCTCAGCGATAATCATGACATCTAGTTCAAGCGTCTTGGATTGGTGGCGCTCCATTTGTGATGCGGAAACACCGATTAGGATGTCTGTGACAACATCATAGCCATCGGGATGCAAATCAGGAGTGCCAAAGTGGTCGAAGGTGTTCTCTTGATAGAAATGCTCAGCGGTTGCTGTAGGCGCACTGTCGAATGTGCTTTGAAATTCTAGGATAGAAATGACGTTTGGAGACCCAATACCGACATCGGCAACGTCCTCATACGCTGTTGTGGTGGCAAAAATCTTGAGATATGCTTCTTGGTCATTTGCACCACCGCCCAAAGTGAGCAATGCTTGATTGAAAACACCAGTCGAAGTCGATGGGTCACGGACTTGATAGCGGATTTCCTTGATAGCAAGGCCATCTTTCTTGACAATGTTCACATAATCAGATAAATCAACACGGCCATAAACGAGTGATGTAGAACCGGCACTGTTTACGTCGAATTGAAGTCGGTCACGAAGAATAACGTCGGATTTTCCTTTCGCCATGTCCTGAGGGTAAGTGGCGATACTTGATATAGTAGTAAGTTTTGCATATCATTAAGGGCCGTTTCACGATAGGGTTGGGTGTATACAGGTATACACCCTTTCCCTTCTCTATCGAAAAAAAGAATTGATAATTTAATAAGGGTATTTGACATCGGAAGGTCATGGGCCGAAAAGCAATACCCGTAAATCAGCGAGCACAACCGATTTCCTTCTCCTTGAAGCCACATCTCATTGAGAAGATTGATGATTACTGTCACGACCACAGGTTCAACAGGTCGAAGTTCTTGATGGAGGCTGTCACTCAATACATGCTCAAGAACGATATGAACTATCACAGCGATACCAACGTCATGGAGATGTCTCTAGCCCGCCGTGTTGTCATCGGCCTCAACGCTCTCCAAGAAGCTAACCGAGAAGGCGAACTTATTCCAAAGGCCATCATGGACGCTCTTCGCAACGAATTGAGTGTAGGAGATATCAAGCACATCCTTGCTGAGAATACTCCCTCCACCCCTGTCGCTCCATCTGATGACGCTCTCATCACCTATCATCGAACTGATACCGGCCAATATTGGGTCTACAATCACGGAACACGCATCGCCACCATCATCAAAGATGGCACAAACAAATCGAAACCATGGATGCTATACGTCGACGACGAAGAATTTGAGTTCCGTGTTCTGACAGAAGCGAAGGATGCTGTTGAAGGGATGTGGGAATGATGGCACGCCGAAAAATCATCCACCACGTCACATTCTACAGAGTGATTCATGACTTGGCGCATGAGGATGAATTCAGTTGTGAGGCTGTCCTTGACCGATGGTATGACTACAGCCCTTTCACCGTTCCAACGAAGAACATGCTCGCTCCTGTATTGCGTGCTCAACCCATGCTTCACATCGTGACGCCTCACTCTAAGGCCGACAGGCGAGGACGAGGCAACAAACGCCCTCAAACATACCGTGTGTGTCCTGAGTGGCTCGCTGAGAATCCTCTTGACGAAATCCTACGCAAATCTAACCGTGGGCGAGTAGAACTTTGAACGGGCCTGCATGGAGCGACCGGTGGCTTTCTATCCGGCTGGTTGGGGGTTCAAATCCCCCAAGGTCCACTCAAATCATTCCTTGCAAGTCCAAACCGA